CTGTTAGTGCCACCAGAAACCAAAGGATGTGCTGTGGAGAACAATGGAACGCCATCACCACCGTAATAAGCGGCAGAGTTAGTGAATCCGTTGTTCAATACAGCCGCACCTTTAACTTGCTTGGTGTAAGCCATAGCACGAGCTAATGCCTTGGTGTAGCGAGCTGATAAAGAATCGTAGAGGTTGTCTTCGATTGCTTCTTCAGTCAAGCTAAAGCCAAGGGCGATAGTTTCGTGGTTGTAACGAGCTGTAAATGCCTCTTGAGCATTGTCGTAACGAATGGCTGAGCCCTCGTTTTTGACAGGTGCTGCGGAAAAGCCGGACAGCTTGGTTTCTTCTTCAAACGAACGCTCAGAAGTCTCAGTATCGTAGATTTCTTTGTGTTGTTGACCGTATGTTGCATACTCAAGTCCGAACAATGCGTTCAGTCCAGGGAGCAACTCTTTCAGTAGTTGTGCACGTGAAATAGCCATTTATATGCTCCTATTAAGCTGCAGTAGCTACACCAGTAGCGCTGTAGTAAGTGTGAATACCAAAGTTAAATTTAACGATAACTTCAGTATATGAACCCGATGCATTGGTTGTTTCTGGAATTACGTCAACAATACGAATTGGCAGTGTTGATGTGCCAGCTGTAGTTGCAGAAACAGATGAATACGAGTCGCCTGTGGTTGTGCTGCCAGTAGTAATAACTAAAGCTGTGTTTAGACCAACTGCTGCACGTGTTACGCCAGACATTGTTGATGTACCAGCAGCTGTTACCGCTACTTTGAACAATGCATCTGGGTCATCCAACACAAAAGCGTTGATGTCAGAAGCCACTGTGCTAGCTGGGTAATACTGTTGTTGCAACAATTGTTTGGTAGTTGGGTTTGTAAACTGACAACCCAGGAAAATACCAACTGCGTCGGTTGCGGTAGCTGTGGTTGATACTTTGCTTAATGTACCGCCTGTATTTAGACGTACGACATCACCAAAGAAAATGGATGTGCCGGAGCCTGAAGCGATAGGAATTAAGCGAGTAGAACCAGCAAATACCTGACCACCAATCAAATTGATTGGCTGAAACCCATAAGGGCCTGAAACGGTAGGATAAGCCATTTATAACTCCTAGTTAAATTAATTATTTGCCAAAACTAGTCGAGGATTTATTCTCTTTAAAGAGGGGCATCCTTGGGTCGCTTTGACGCATCAAATTATTATCTACAGCATCCGTCTGGGCTTGTGTCTGTTTAGCATAATGTGAGTTACGCTGACCTACAAAGTCTTCTGGAGTCTTGCAAAGCAATAATCCGCCAATCTCAATTTGGTCCTTAAAGCGACTATTGGGGTCGACTAACAGTTGAAATTTGGGTTGTTCTTCAATCCTTACTGGCTCCCAACCTTCTCTTAACTTACCAGAAATGTTGCGGGGGTCAGCTTCACCAAGGGTTGAAACTCGAATCCAACGATACGCATAACCGGCCTGTTTATCAGGTTCGGGTAGCAATTCTGCGGGTGCCCACTGCTGGGGACGCTCGTAAGTTGCACGGGTATCTAATTCACGAGGGGTATTTTTATTCGTAGCCATGTTTAATTCTCCATTTTGTTAAGTTCTCGGGCGTATTGCTCTGGGGTAAGTCCTAACTTCTTTGCTATGCTTAGCTGTGAAGTTTTGAGCCGCACCGTTTTTGACGATGTGCTTCTGCTTGCCGGAGCCACTACAGTACTCGGTTTCGTACGAGCTGTTGTTTTGTCGTCTTCTACGTCCTCGAAATTCTCTGGGAATCTCTTGCGCATTGTTTCGTCAATGCGTTTGTAATACTCATCAGTCGTAGCGTAAGCCATTCCGTTTTGTTTTACAAGCTTTTCATGTAGGCCTAAGGCTAAACTGGTCATTTCGTCGTCTTGACCAAACCAAGAGTTACGCTCTTGCCATGAAACTGCTTTGCTATCACGAACAGGCTTTTGCGACTGTTGTGGTATTTGTACCTCATTTTCTTGTTCTTGTAAAGCTCTGCGTTGCTTAATATCTTCAGAGGCACTTTGTGCTCTGTCCATTTTAATGCGGGCAGTAGTCATTTTTTCCTGAGCATCTACTAACTTTTCTGAATCGCCGGCCTCATAAGCCTCACGATACAGTTTTTTAGCCATTTCTAATTCTTGCTCAGCGCCGGTTTTAATAGAGTCCACGGCAAAACTTTCCGTATGACTTACCTTACCTTTGAGTGCTTTATTCTCTTCTAAGAGCTGTTTTGCAAAGTTAAGGGCTTCTTGACGCTCTCTATCAGCCTCATCTTTAGCACGGCGTTCGTCGTGATAAATCTTCCTAAATCCAGCAATCTTTTGTTTTGCGGCTTCGGAATACTCATCTAATTCGTCATTTTCAAGACTTTCGACAAACTCTGGCTGGGATGGATTGCGACCTCTATCTTCTTTAGGGGTATCGTCCTCAACTTCGATTTCTATTTTTTCATCATCTGGAAAGGTGTAATCTTCCATTTCTTGTTTGTTTTCTGACATCGTAATCTCCTTACTTTCGTTTAATACCACGTGGGTCAAGAACTACTGCTTCCACAGAATCATCGTTAATAATGCGGAATTCTCTTCCATGAATGATTAATCTAGTACCAGCGTTCGGGCGTACTAAAATAAAATCACCTTGTTTACACCATGGTCCATTTGGGAACCTTGTCTTGTCTTGATAACAATCAGGCCCAATATCTACTACAAACAACACTGTAGTGAGTAATTCATCATGCCGACGGGTTTCGTCTGACTTAATGATTCCACTATCGTAAGCCTCTTCTGCCTCAGGGATTGCGCATAAAATGCGGTATCCAGATGGTTTTGGAAGTTGTGTTGCTTTTTCCTCTTGTGACTTATCCATTAATGCAGATAAGTCGACTGCACTAGATAAATCGAGCTTCTCACTCATACTTTCTCCTTTAACAACATACCGTGTTGTAATCGGTCTGCCCCGTCAGAACGAAATTGCAGGGTTAATCGTTATCTTCTACTCGGTCTTTCATGTCCAGCACGTATCCACGGGCAATCAAAAGTCCTCGTATTTCGCCACAAACTTTCTTGTACTCTTCGAGAGTTTCAAAGCTACCGGTCGCAGTAGCCTCTTTAAGCTGCTCTACTTTTTCGTCTAATTGTTTAATTAATACGTCAAGTTCAGTCATTCGTCACTTTCTTTTGAGCGTTTGCTAGGGTTTGTAAAACTTGAAGTCTGTGCTGTTCTTTGGTTTTTGCTATATCAACACCCAACTTTGTTCCGTCGTATTCTTCTTTGCGGTCTGCTGTATCTTTCTCTTTTGCTATCTTGGCGCCTAATTTGTGACCCTCTAACTCCAAGGTGTTTTCCATTTTTTCACGCTCTAGGGCTATTTTTTCCATTTCTAGCTGGGCATCCATTTGGTCCTTGGCAGTCTTGCGTTGCTGTTCTTGAGCCTTAATCTGAAGTTCCTGCATCTGCATTTGGATGATTGGGTCTTGAGCCTGCTCTTGAGCTTGCTGCTGAGCTGCCTGTGCTTGGTTCTGCTGCAATAACTGAGTAGAAGCCTGAGCCACCAGACGGGAAATTTGGATTTCATATTCCTCTGGAATTTCGTCTTCCTCGTCTTTCAGGTATGGCAATGGAGCACCTAGCTGCTGCTCAATCATTTGGCGATACTTAAATCCATAGTGCTCTCCAATATGCGCCTGCAGGCTTGCGGTAATCTGCTGTGCCATTGGGTTCTGCCCCATGATTTGAGCTGTCATTGGGTCTGTTAAGAAGTTGGTATGCGACATAATGTGCGCATCTTGGTCTTGGGTAATAAACGCTTTTAATGGTTTACCCTGCATTGCATCCATATTTTCTGAGATTGGGTCTCTTGGCTTATGGTCTTCTTGCAGCGGAATTAATTTCTGGGCGTTGCGAATTCCCAACACTTCTAACATCTGGCGGTGTAATACCGGCAGGTTATAGATTTGTGGAGCACCTTGCGCTAATTGAAGTACGGCTTGATATTGAACAATCTTCTGCGCCATAGTAGCGGCATTAGGGTCAGAAACCGGGATTACCTCTACTAAATCATAATCTGACTGTTTAGCTTTTGGGCTACCTTCTTCTGGTTCGTAGTTGTACTCTTCAGGAGTGTAGTCACGGATGATTTCTTTTAGGAGCTTTAATTCCTGCTTCATAGAGTAATGAATACGGGATTGCACCGCAGACATTACTTTTAAAGTTCTTTCCAAGATTGCCAGAGTAGTTCCTACTGGAGCATTTGCAGACATATCCGCAATTTTCATATCTCCAGCTGAGGCAAAACGGCGCCCCTCTTCTACGATAGTTCCAAGTAACTGATAAAGCACTTGGCTTGGCTCTTTATAAGGGAGCGGCATTAAGTTATCTTTTAGGGTTCCACTTGGAATATCGGCGTCCCTAAATTCTCCAGGGGCTATCGGGGTATCATCACCTTTGATTCGCAAGCCACGGGTTTTGAAGCCGCCTGGCAAGTTGCTAAGTGTCCCTGCATCCACGAGCTGCCGAATAATACTAGTACCAGACTTAGCAAAAGCGCCGACAAGGTGAATAAGGCCAAAGCAGTAAAAGCCAAATCCCGGAACGTAGCCATAATGGACGAAATGATTTCGTTTTTGTTTAGTAACATCTTCTGGTCTCCAGTTTTTGCGGATAGATAGGATGGTTTGGCTGCCTTTTTCAATAGTCACCACATAAGGCAAGGCAATTCCAGTAGGTTCGCCGTTTTCATCCACATCTTCGTAGCCAGGAAGGTCTAGGTCTACGTGCATTTCTAGTAATTTGTAGCGGTCATCCGTAGTTGCACGGAAACCCATCTTTTCAGCAATCTTTTTCTCTACTTCGTCTAGGCTGCTGTCTGGTTCTTCTAGTTCTATATCACGATAGAAGCCAGCAAACTGCAATCTGCGCACTTCGTTCTCTGTTTTACGCATAACATGGGTTACACGGGGGGCAGATTGAAGGCTAGAAGCGCCATAAGGTACAACAATGTCTTCCGCAGGGATAAACATAGACACTTGGCGGTCTAATCCTGGGTCAAAGTACACCTTTTTAAAGGCATTACCCGCTAAACCCAAGCCCCAAATCATTCTTTCGTGCTCTGGGCGGTATTCTGTCATTACATCGGTCAGTTGATAGTTCATATCATCTTGAACACGCTGCGCTGCATCTTTTCTTTCTGGAGTTTCTTTACCAATCAGGCGGGTTTTTACTGGACCTGCCGCTGGAAAGGTTTCCATGATGGTCTCAGATTGGAATTTAACCAATGCTTCCGACAAAAGTGGGTGGTAAACGCCACAAGCGCCTTCCCATGGCTCACTTCTTTCCTCAATCTTCATGCCTAAAAGCTCAAGACCATCTACATAAGTCTGAATCCAGTCTTTTCTTGCTGAGATGTCGTCTTCAAAGTCGCCTAATAAGTCTCCGGCAATCTCTACTAAGTCTTTTTCGCTGATATGTTCGGCTAAGTTAGCATCAAACTCATCGGACGCCTCTACTCCGGGCTCAAGCTCTATTTCTAATCCATCAATACCAATCTTTACAGACTCTGGGTCTTCAATTTCTATCTCAATATCTGGCTCGTTTTCTAATGCGTCGATGCCAATTGGTGCTTGGTATAGGGATTTATCAATCATTTTGTATCCTAGTAGTATGCTGATTTACGTCTAAAGTTAATTGGTTCGTCCAGCTCATCCGATGGAAGGCGCACAAACCCGCCCTTCCGATACCGGATTAGAGCTTGTGTGCTTGAATCCACTAAGTCATCGTGTTCGGAATTAGGAAATGCTGCCATCTCCTCAATCACTTCTTCCGCCCAACGTTTTCTTGGTGCCCAGACCTTGCCAGACGCAAACAAGTCTGTTACCGAATTCATACGGGCAATCTTATCATTACCCCTCGTAGGTGTAAACTCTGATACCGGTATGCCCATTCTGCGTAATTCAAAGATTAAAGGGCTTCCTGCAGCCTTTGCCTCCACGATAAAGACATCTGGTTCCCATTCTTTGTAGTACTGAAGGGCTCTTTCCTTTAATTCAGGAAACTCAAGCCGCTCTTTAACAGCATCCAAAAGAATAATGTTGGGCTGCATCTCGTCTTCGTTTAGATAAAAAACTCCCCAAGTCGTGCAGGCTGAGTAGTCCGACCGCTCATTTTTTGTGTAAGCGGTATCCCAAGACTGGATGATATATTCACAAACCGGAGGCTTTTCTAGCGTCCACTCCTGCCACCACTCCCGCTTTACAAGCGCACCCTCTTCACTCGTAGGTTGTTGTTGATACTGCGCATTCCACTTAGAAACCGGCAATTCTTCCTTAAGTGCCTGTAATTCTTCTAATCTCCAGAACTGAGGCCAAAGCGCTTTTCCAGATGGCAAGATGGCAGGGAAGTCAATAATCTCCCATGTGTCCCCGTCCCGCTCTATAGAAGACTTTAAAATCTTTCCAGTTAAATCCCGCTTAGACCATCGTGTCATTACGACAATAATTGAGCCGCCCGGCTGTAGACGCTGGCGTGGTCCTGAGCCGTACCACTCATAAACCTTATCGTAGACCTCTGGATTGGTGTTTGCTATGGCTGCTTCTTGTTCCGAGTGAGGGTCGTCAATAATGAGCAAATCCGCTCCTTTACCCGTGACGGTGCCTCCAACACCAATAGCAAAGTATTCACCATTGCTATTTGTGCTCCAACGACCAGCAGCCTTGCTATCAGACCTAAGACTGACATTTGGAAATATTCTCGCATATTGTTCACTCCCTACTAAGTTACGGACTTTACGTCCAAAGCCAACGGCTAATTCCGCTGTATTAGAACACTGGATAATCTTCTTACCCGGATACTTCCCTAAAAACCATGCCGGCAGCAGATAGGACGCAAACTCCGACTTGGTATGTCGTGGCGGCATATTGATGATTAGTCTCTTACACTTACCTTCGGCTATGTCCTGAAACTTCTGAGCCATCACCTTATGGTGCGCCCCGTTAATGAACCCAGGCCACATCTCTCCAACAAACTTCATAAAATCTTGCTGCGCCGCTTCCCTCTGAAGACTAGCCATATATTCCTGTGCCATCTCCATAAAGGACTCTTGCTCCACTAAGGGAAGCTGACTAATAATTTTTTCTAAGTCCATATTTCCTATAGTAAGCGTATAAGGCTATGACGATGAATGAGAAGATACTCATAAGTCCTTAATCTTCAAATAAGAAGGCCGCACTGACCTAGCACTACGTGGAAGCCTTTTACAGTACCCCAAATCACATAACTTCATCATAATCCTATGGACATTAGACTTAGACTTATATCCCGTAATATTCATGACTTCTTCCATAGAAGGTCCAAAGCCATACTTTCTCCAATAGGCATCTAATACCATATAGACCTGATTCTGTACTTCTGTCATTTCTCTGTCCAAAAAAATATACCCCCCACCCCTATTTTGTTCAAAAACATAAGGGGGGTGTTTCCCATAGGATTATTCATCCTTATCCCCAGACTCTTCTTTTTCTGGCAAAACAGGGGGCTCTTGCTCAGTTCCTTCTAAACCTTCAGATTGTTTGTCAGATTCCATTTCTTCATCAAATCGTTTGTCAGGAATACTATGTAGTAGTAACTCGTCAGCGACGGGCTCAATTTGGTTGGTGGGGGTAGTGTGGGTCTCGTCTTTTGCCCTTTTCCTGCCGCCAATTTCTGCCATCAGTTCTGAGACATCGCCATCTATTGTCCTTGCGTTATCCTGCATAGCCTGCTTAAGCTGCTCCAATAGCTTAGCCCTGTTGGTCTCACTATCGTGGATGATTGTTTTCTGTGCTATGTGCTGGAATGCATCAACGCCGGCGACTGTGCCCAGCGTGCGGAGAGCTGCGACACGGACGGACGGGGAATTATCGGGGTCTGTGGCTTCCTTTGTGAGGTTTGAGACCACTAGAGCCCTGATTTGACCTAGTGAATAGGATTTCTGGAAATCTAGCCCCTTCTGTATGGCTTCGGTCATCATAGCTATATCGGGGCGTTTTGCGAGCTTATATCCCTCATTAGCCTGAATAGCTGGCTTACCCTTGCTGTCATATGCTTTTCTATATGCTCCCGCCTTTGTATCGCCCCTAGCGAGATTCTCACAGAATGCCTTTTGCTTAGTCGTTAGCCGGCTTTTACTTGTGCCGAGCAAGATAGACTCAATAGGCTGCTGCTCTAATACTTCACTTATTTGTGCTTTAGTTAATTTAGCTGGCATAGGGTTATATATGAGAACGAATTGAGAACATGAGAGGGATTCTATCACAACTACTGTTTTTATATACAGTATTCAGACTAATCCATAAAAACATAAGCGGGATTTTAGGATTTTGGCAGCAAGAAACCCGCCGGCAGCCGGCACGATATCCGCAGCAGCTCAGGAAAATTTAAGGGTTATCCCTATCAATTATTTTTCATTTTCTTGACCTAGGTCAATTTTTTGCTATTGACAAGGTAATAAGATTATTCCCGTAGCACCCCGCAGCACTTAACGAAACACTAACCTACAAGGAATAGACACAATGAAAGTAATGCACTACTCACCGCAGGTAAACGGCTCTAAGCTGGTCTCAAGCTATATATTCACTAATGGATATACCGCCCAACAATGGCACAACGATAACCCATATAGCGGGGCTTGTTTAATTGTTTACACGCCCAAGGGCTTTTTTGCTTCCGATAAAGTAAAAGCAGCCGCCCTACAAGCAATCAACAAATACAAGGGGAAATAATGAGCTTAATTATCACTAATTGGGGTATGCCAATCAAAGAATTAAACACCGGCGGGAATTTTATCCGGTATTCATTATTTGATAAGGGCATTCGCTTAATTGACATCAACGGCAAAGACCACAATAAATTATCTAATTTTGAATTCAACCATATTATGAATATGGTTTTAAATCACGAGGGAATAAACAAATGAAAACCGAACAGCAGCAGGACGCACTAATCAGAGCCCGAACCGGTAATTCTATGCTCAATTATCAAGCTATTTTGGCAGGATTTACCGCTAAGGGCATTCCAGCAGCCGACATAATCCCCCGTGAGAATGTATTGACCTACGACGCTTGGCAAGCTATTGGCAGGCAGGTCAAAAAAGGGGAAAAGGGCGTTAAGGTTATAAGCTGGAAAAAAATGACCGATAAAACGGGCTCGGAAAAAATCCGCCCAGCACCCGCAACAGTATTTCACATCTCACAAACTCAAGAGGCTTAATCATGACCCGCTATAAATACACAATCAAAGCAGCCGACGGCACTACCCACGAATTCAAGACCTTAAAAGCTGCTAAAGCATCGTATATCGGTTTTCACAATGGCATGCGAATAATTACCTATGTCCGCATTCAACCGGCAGCGAAAAAGCCGCCGGCAGCCGCCCAACAATCCGCAGCCGCTTAAGGGGAAATGATGAACAAAAAAGAAAAATTGGCACATGTGAGCTTAGTTATGACGATAGACCAAAAAAAGGACTTAGACGCCTATTGTCAGGAAATAGACTTAAACACTAGCCAGCTAGCTAGACGCCTGATATTGACAGAATTAAAAAATAAAAGCTGGGCAAAAATTGAAAAGGAGCTAACAGCATGAGCACGACCGAATTTTTGATTTTAATTGGCACTATTTCCGCCTGCATTTTAATGGCACTTGCTGCACCTTTACTTTTTTAAGGAGATTATTTTGAGCAAATTAGACTATTTTTTACAATGGTTTTGCAACATCACAGAGCAGCTATTTAGCTTTTTTGTAATTATTGCGGGATTTTATGCCCTATGGCTTGTATTTTCCGCACTCACTCAGGAGATTAAATAAATGGAACTTAAACCGATAGCGTCAAACATGACAGAAATTAGACTAAACGCCGGCAAACTGATTCTATTCAGCTATCAGACGCCGGTAGCTAGCTGGGAAGACGGGAAATTTTATATAACCGCCGACAGGTGGAGCAATACCACCCAACGCCATATAAATAAATGGCTTAAAGAATTTAGCAGCGACCGCAAAGCCGCCGAAGTTGTGCCACAGGATTATTTTACTTTTTTAATGGGGAAATCATGATACAGACAATTTATTTAAATGACTTTAGAAATGCTTTTCAGGCAGCCGGACGGGGTGAGCAATTTACCTATGATGGCTTAGGGGTTTTATTTGACTATCTCGAGGAATTCGAGCAGGACACCGGCGAGCAAATCGAGCTGGATATTATAGCTTTATGCTGCGAATACGCCGAGAGCACGCCGGAAGAGATAGCCGAAGATTACGGGATTGAAATAGACGAAGACGAAGACCTAGAGGGAGCTGTTTTATCTCACCTTAATCATAATACTAGGGTATGCGGCACGACCGACGGCACGATTATCTATTTACAATTTTAAGGGGTTAAAAATGCTATATACGCAATATATAAAAGCCGAGAACGCCAACGGGGAAATAGAACGCCCTATTTTCAAGTGCCACGCCATCAACGAACTAGACGCCTACCATAAAATGCGGCATTTTTGCGACGATAGGCAGCTTTATATTATGGATTATGACACCGAGATAAGCAGCTCATACGAATAAAGGGGAAAAAATGACTTTCGATTACTACACTTATCATATATCCGGCAGCTATTTAAGTGCTCTAATCAACGGCGACTATTCCGGATTATCCGACGAAGAAACCGCCAATTTTGACCGGTTTATGGATAATTTGCCGCCGGTAGAGGGGCATTTTGATGTTATCGACAATTCCGACAGCTTCAGGACTTGCGATATATGCAACCTATACGCCGACACTTACGAAACCCGTTTATATTTCTCGGAGTTTATAGAATGATTCAATATTACATAAATAATAGACCCGTGCCCCGTGCAATAGCCCGCCAGCGACTAGAGCAGGGAAACCCGACGCTATCACCTTCACAAATTAGCGACGCCCTGCAAAGGGCATTAAACAACGATAAACACGCCACCGCCTTAATAGGTCAATCCGGCATCACCATATATAAAGGAATATTATGAAACCACGCTCAACCGAATTTTACTCAGACGCTTATGCTTACGCCATAGGATATAGAGACGGACGCAATTATTCCCCTTGTGAATTTCCTGATGTATCAATTTTTACTGAACATCATCAAACTTTATATAGGGACGGATGTCAGCAGGGACAGCGAGATTATGAACGCTATGACCACCACGACGCTACCCCAGCATATGCACCTATTCAAAGTGCAGCATGACGGACGCCGCCAAAATGATTAACCTACTAGGGAACAGCCTTTATTGGCAAACCCTAGTAAACCGAACCACCACCGACCCAAAACAACGGGCACGGACGGCGGCAGCTATTGAAAAACTAAACCAACAGATAAAGGCACTAAATGACACTATCAGAGATTAAGACCGCACTATCAGAGGGTAAGCGGGTTTACCATCACAATCCGGCTTATGAGGTTAAGCGGGACAATATCGGGCAATATTTAATCATATGCAGCATAAACAACTACACGATAGGATTAACGCACCGGAACGGGGAAACAATGAACGGGAAAGAAGAGGATTTTTACATAGGGTAAACACCTATTATTTTTTTACCCAAATTTTTTGCAATACATGGTAGCGTTATGCATATTGCATTTTTTTGTATCAATTTTTTAGTGTAGTCAGTAGTTGAGGGTCAGGCTTAACCGCCCGACAATTTTTGAGGGTCAGGCTTAATCAGAGGAGATTATTATGGGCTGGACAGGAATGCAACCCCCTGCACACGGGGATAAAAAGAGATGGCTGCTAGAGGAATTTAATCAAGCGGGAGAGGTGGGAACAAATCCATCATGGACGCTAAGCGATTTATCTATTAAGGGTAATACCGCCTATGGCATTTATACAATGGTCAGGACGGACGGAAGTTGGCATAGTGCCGGCATTGTGATTTTGATGTCATTTAGAGCTGATGAATGGGCTTATAAAGATATGACGGAAGAGATGATGCCTTACTACTATGATGCTCCGCTTAGCCTAATCCATAAGCTAGAGAAGTTATGCCCAGCTATTGAGGGTAATGCTAGACAATGGCGGGATTATTGCATAGCTCAAGCGACCAAGATTAAGGTAAAGCTAGAGACCGGCACGACTATTCAGTTTAATAACCCGCTTAATTTTGGAACATTTAAAGCCGATACTTTTGAAGTATTTAAAGACGGCAGAAAAACATTTTTTTATGCACCGAACGGCGTTAAATGCCGCATTCCAAAATGGCAAGATAAACAATATACGATTGGAGAATGAGATGGGATTCTTTTCAAAAACTTGTGCAAAAACAAATATACCGGTAGTGGCTTCACACCTAGGGCAATTTAATCAATTCTCTCAGGTAGTGGTGCTATACCCCGACGGACGCAAGATAACAGGGGAATACGACGGATACGGCAGAGTGAACGGGATAGACTTATTAGACGCCGATACAGTAGGGTTTTCCGGTAAAGAATGGGACGCCCTAAAATTTGTTATTCAGAAACACTACAACGGGGAAGAATACGACGACTTAGGAAAATCCGGTAGAGAGCTCGGGCAGGGATTCTTTTTATCTAGAGAGTTTTTAGCCCATTGTGAATTAAAAGGTGGCTTTAAAAATTATGCTGGATATAAAAGTGCTTACCGAAAAATGGGAGATTCATTATGAGATTCTATATAAAGACTGAGGTATGTGGCAATCCTGATTATGGGCAGCACCCCGATTTTCCGCCTTACGGAGTGGACATTGTTTTTTTATCCGCAGATACCTATGAGGGGATATTGGAGCAAGTAAGGGAATGGCAATACCAAAACGATATCGGCGGCGGGAATTGGCAGAACCCAGCACTATACGAAAACGAAGAGGTAGTGGGCTATATGTCATACAACGGCAAAGTATGGAAAGAAAAGTATTGGACGCCGACTACGGAACAAGTTTACTTTAGGGAGACTGTATGAATATCGGTGCATGGTGCGAGATTGAATGGCAAGACGACCTTGCTCAAGGGTTTAGATATATCAGTTTTGGAACATATGACGAGGAAAACGATAGCGATTCCTATGGAGTTGCTGATGACGCTATTCTTTTTTATTGTCCTGAAAATGAGTTTTTAAAGTTAGTTGAGACCGGTAGCGGGGATTTTAAAATTACCCATTTTGATTATGAGGAGCTAGAAGATGCCTAAATTTACTATCAAAGCATACAAAGCAGCCATCACTTGTGATTGGCTCGGAAATGATGTTGATGTTTTATTAGGAGTTGAAGAGAATGCTCCGGAAGATTGGTGGGACGAACACTATGGTTTAGATGAAAAAATTTACTATTACTTTACGCCGGAAGAATTTGCAAGCATGAAAGCTGGTGATGTATTTAATGATGGTGAAGATTTTACTATTGTTGAAATAAACAAAGAAAATCCGGAGATTTTTGAGTTTGATTATGAGGAGACTGAAGATGATTGATTGGGAAGACAAGCTAGATGCATGGGAAAAAAAATATCAACCTATAAAAAACCATTTCTCAGAACCGCAGGGCAAATTTGCTGATGAATTTGTGGAGGATAAATTTGAAACCTACGGGGAAGAGCTGGATTATGTATTGAGCATAGCTGATACAGAACCGAAGAGAGTATGGACGCTAGTTGAGGGAGATGATGACAATTTGTATATCACAAGCGGGTATCACTTAGTCAATAGACTGAATTATTTTATTACTAAAAATCTATGCGAATTGGAATACGAAGAAACACCTTACTTAATATATGAAGAGGAGAATGACAATGCCTAATTGGTGCAATAACACGCTTTACCTAGAACATAACGACGATTCCATGATTCAAAAAGTGGAAGATGCTTATCGTGCCGACAAACTGATTTCAGAGTTTTATCCATGCCCGCCTGAGCTTACCGAAACAGTCGCCGGACGAGCTGGAGACAACGAAAGTTATGCCCAGCGACTACTTGAATTTAAGCAGAAGTTAAACCTAGAGTTTTTTGGTGCTAAGGATTGGTATGATTGGCAGGTCAATAATTGGGGGACTAAATGGGATATAGCCCACGATAACGGCGGCGATAGCGACCGGCAGGAAAAACGGATAAGAATTAGCTTTTGTAGTGCATATTCACCGCCGACAGGATTTTATGACAAGTTGTTAGAGCTCGGATTTTCTGTGAGTGCTTACTACTACGAGAGCGGCTGCTGTTTTTGCGGGCAATATTCAGAGGGAGTAGATGAGTGCTATGACATTAGCGGCGGCTCAGAGTGGGTAAAAGAGAATATTCCGGAAGTAATTGATTTGGAATTTGGGATTGCTGAAGATATGTCTTATTGGGAAGAAGAGGAGAGAGAAAATGCCTAAGTATGCCGTTTTAATTACTTGTCAAGAGTATGTAGAAGTAGATGCCAAGGACGCAAGAGACGCTGAATGGGTGGCTTATCAAGGTTATAGGAATGGTGAGCTTGAGATTGAACCGCATTTAGTTTTTGTATGCGAAGAGTGCGATTTAGTGGAGGAAGAAAATGAAAAGGTATAAGGCTTATGCCATGATTAGTTATGAATTAGAGTGCGAGTTTGAAATAGAAGATGATGAAGATGCATGGGCTTTTGCCAAAAATATGGACGGCGGCGATTTTAAAGAAGTAGATGGCTCTTCTGATTGGAAAATTTACGAAGTGGAGGAATTATGAAAGTTATGATTGAAGTAGATATTCCAGCAGGCAAAACAATAGCCGAGGCTCAGGGTGCAGTTAAACGGGCTTTTGACCCTGATTGGATAGGTAGTTGGTGGCATATATCCGATATCCATCAACACGCCAATAGCTTAGAGGGAATATGTAATGACGAGGCAGAAGAGATAACCGACGAAGAGGCAAGAGAAGTATTAAGGCTTATGGATAA